GTGGAATTTGTGGAAGGAGTTTCTTCAAACGAAAGACAACAAATGTTACGACAGTTTCAAAAAGGCAATGTGAAAGTATTCGCGGCTATCCTAGGCGCTGGAGGCCAAGGATTAAATTTAAATGCTGCATCCATTGTAATTTTCATTGATAAATCATGGTCTCCAGCAGTGAATCAACAAGCCCAAGATCGAATATATAGATTATCGCAGAAAAAGAATGTTACAATCTATGAGTTAATCGCTCGCAATACTATAGAAGAAAAAATCTTACGTCTCTTAAATAAGAAACGTAAGATTGCTGGAAATCTACTTCTTTCCGATCTTGAGTAGTTATAAACCAATACTATCTAGATATCTGTTTAGCGCGCGCACTCCATCCGGTGTAAGCGTATGAATCTTTTCAATGTCTTCTATTTTTACATTTTGCAAAGCGTTCACGTATGTATCTGTGAAATAGAAATAAGGTTTGTAAATTTTAGGTGTGGGAATAAACTTTTGAAGAGGTTTTCCACGCGTGCTTTCTATTAGATACCATTTTCCATCCAAGTTTACCTCGCACCACCCATGACCGTAAATGCCCTGGTTCGGGATGTCTACTTCACCGATGACTTCTCTTGCTGGAACTCCTTCGGCAAGAAACAACGATGTCAAAAGCATTGACCCAGTTTCACAATCAACCGCGATCTTGCCTGTGGCTTTGTATTCTGCAAGAATAAATTTCGGAAACTCCCATAAATCAGGAAAGTTTCCAAATTTGACCACAGCGTTTGAAAAGGTTGCTGTTGAATCCGCTGTATAGAAGTAGACTCCCGAACGCTCAAACAAATCAAAAGTCTTGATTACACGTTGCTCAGGAGACCCGGTATTTAGAGAATTCTCTTTCACAAACTCCTGTATCGCAATATCTTGTGGCGTAATCATCTCCGTCAAAGTCACGGGCATACCCCAATATTTATCGTCTGCTACATATCTGTGAGAAACTTTTGTAAAAACAGGTGGCTCTATTGATTGAAAGCCGCTCCAAAAAAGAATACCTGCGACAATTAAACTTAATATCTCTGCGATTAGTAACATTTTTTTCCTCATCCTCTTCCCTCATGGTAATATTTTGTCTAGGACTTTCCGCGCTTTCGGCGGGAGTCCTATATTTTTATTTAAATACACAGTCCCTTGCGTAACTTTGAGTTTCTTTTTCGAACTTTTCACAGGGGTTCTTATACTGAAGATCATGCTCACCAAGATACATAATACTATGACAATGATTATTTTAGATCGCTCCATACGTAGCCTCCGTTATGACATGAAATCCTATAGGCTCCTCGTATAAAGTCAAAATATGTTTGATTATCTATAGTATATACAATTCCTAAAAGGGCTGTGCGTTTTCCTGTAAAAATTTTCTTGTATTCTTTTTTCCATTTCACTTGCGATGCGATAACAGAGTCTAGTCGGTATGCATAGATTCCTGGTTTTTGAAACAATTCTTGTTGTTTACCCGTTTCAAACATTTTTACAATGTATTGATGTAGACTATCATGACTGAAAGTGCACAGCCATTCAATTACATCTTGCGTCATGTCATTGTCCGGGTCTATGCTCTGTTTATATGTGTTTATAATGTTTGGTGTAATTGGATAATCTACAGGAGCATACCCAACGAATACTTTTTTATATACTTTCTTTCCTTTATTCAGCAAATAAATATTTCCTTTTATTTGCCACATTCCCTTTGCGGAACTGGCCTGTGTCTCAAACTCGTTTTGCGTAATAGGAGCCTCAAACCCGCCAACACCTGGAAGAACGCCGTCCACAAGGCCTTCAACCTTTTTCTTATACTGCGTATCATAATATGTATGAAGATTTAGATCCTCGTCGGAGGACAGATAAATATGAAAGCGAACAGGTTTAGTAAACCACAACCAATTAAATTTATATTCCATGCCGTTGTAAGCGCCATTTGTTGGTAAATTTCTTTTTATCATACCAACAGCACTTTTCCATGAAATAAAATCTGTTAGCATTCCAAGTATCACCAAAACTAATACAATTGCCGCAAGGTAATAAAAAACAGTTTGCGCCTTATCTTTTTCCGAACCCCATTTCATTTTGACACCTCCTCTCTTTTCTTTGCTTTATTAAGCAATTCCTTTTTAGCATTTAAAAGATCTTTGTAATTTAAAATTGTCTTATATATTTGATACAGAAAGTCCGATCCGGCTGATACTAAAACACCAGACAAAATTGCATCTTCTAACGGATACAAAAATATTCCAAAATATCCGAAGATGCCTAAAACAGTGTTCAAATGGATATAACTGATCATAACAATTTCGGAAAGAGCAATCATGATAAATAATTTTACATCACTTGTTTTGAATCTCCATATTTTCTCTTTCTTGAAAACACTAAAACGAAAAATAACTGTCCCTGTGTAACTCACAAGGACGGACATCCCGATCCATAGTAAAAACCCGGTCAATTTCATACGTGTCACCTTCCTTCTTGAATTCGATACAAAATCACAGCCAACTCACGGCGCGTGAGAGGCCTGTCCCAATAATCTGCTGGAGGTTTAATACCTTTTGATTTATCATAAGGTTTTAGAATTCTTGATCCTACTATCCATTCTTGCGCTTTTTCAAGTTGCGTTTTAGGAAACGTTTCTAAAATATTTTCAACTTTCCGATACCATGAGCCGTCACTTGCATAGTGCTGTCCTATAGACCACAAGGTTTCGCCGCTGTAGTAAATGGCTCCGGGTTTCAAATACAATTCATAAATCAACTCGGGAACTCCTTTTTGGTAGGCTCCAGTGATAGGATTAATTCCACCCAACAAGCACTCTTTTTTGCTTCTATAGAAAGCCCATACTTTCGGACCACTGTCCGTAATCCCCCAACTAAAAATTTGATTGCAAGGATATATTTTTCCCTGATACTTTGCGTATCCACTCCAATAGTTACGTCCATAATCACTTTCATGAATCGCAATGGCAAGCAATATATCTGCACCTATTCCACTTTCCTTTTCTGCTTCTAAAAAGTGCTTTCCAAGTCCATAAAGTGGAGTTCCTTTAACAATTGAATCAAGTTCTTGCGACGTCATGAATGATGGACGTAAAACAGTAATTTCTTGAGCCAATTGAACAGAAGTGTTTCCAATCTTTTGCTGCTTCTGGGGAACCTCTTTCACGGTGAGGTGTCCCAGAAAAACTCCAAATAGAAAAGCAAGTAATACAAGTATGATTGTAAAGTTTCTTTTCATAAGAATCACCATGCTGTCAGTTCTATACGTTTCCAAGTGTTTTTTGCAATGCAAACGTATAGATAATTTTCATCAATTGCAATGTCTCCTTTTTGTCCAGGAGAATTCGGTGCTGTCGGTGGAGAAGCAAGGGTTTGTCTAACTAAAACTTGATGAGGATTTTCCGTATTCACGGTATGCGTAATCAAATCCTCCATGAACACAACTTTCTTCCAAGTCCCTTTTGTGCCTAACTTAATTAAGAGCGCGTCTCGAAAATTCATTTTCCTTTCTCCACTAATATCTTTTTCTGTAAAATATGAGCCTCATGCACATCACACAAAGGCTTAAAAACAGAAGTGTAATCTGCTTTTTGAATGTTTTTCAAGATGTCTTCTTTTGATAAAGAAACGCTTTCATGCACATCACACAAAGGCTTAAAAACAGAAGTGTAATCTGCTTTTTGAATGTTTTTCAAGATGTCTTCTTTTGACAACGCGATAGCACTATAGAAAGTCATTTTTATACACCTTCTTTAACGGCCAAATGATTATATGAAGAAAGATATCTATATGCAGCATCTGCTACAAGATATGAACTTGTATCATCTGGCACCGTTACAAAAGAGTCAACTATCGTAATTTGTGTTGCTGTATTCGAAGCAATCTTATGTATTTCTCCAGCACCCGGCCCTCCAGTAATAACAAGAACCTTATCTTGAAAGGCCGAAGAAGCCCAATTCTTTGTTGTATCATTCAAATGAGTAGCATCATTACTTCCCGAAGAAACTCCGTGATCTTTTTCTCCAATCGAAAAAACATCTTCTGAAGATCCTGTAGGAGCATATAAGAAATATTCATCAGAATACCCAAGAACTCCAATTCCATTATATTCAAGAGCACTCATAGGTTGCAAAATATACAAGTTTTCTCGTTGGTCTGGGTCAAGATAACTTGTGGAAAATAAAGGATCATTTAAACGTGCTTTTCCTGAACTAGATCCAGATGATGTTCCTGCAGCATTATAAGGGCATGTCAAATAAAAATCGACTCCATTAAGTCCGCTGAGAACTCCAAATGTTGAGGGGGCTGCTCCAAAAAGAGATCCAGAACTATAGTTTCGGGGTAAACTTTCAATTACTAAATGGGTTGCATCTGTTATCGAAGTTACTTTTATTCTATCACGTCCTTCACCGGAAGCCCCTACAATTTGATATTCTTTTCCTGCAATAAAATCACCTGTAGTATCTAAAGTCAATGTAATATTTGAACCAGAAGTCGCGTCTGCTGTAAGATGTGCTAAAGGAGTCGTCCAAAACCTTTTAGGAAAATGTCCGAAAAATGAAACGTAATAACTAGACCCTAACAGTGTGAGAATTACAACAAGGTTCTTGTTTCCATAAATCCATCCATAAAAATTTGATGAAACATTCGCAAGCACCTGGTTCCCATAAGCAGTTCCAACTCCTGAATGCGAACTACTGTCCCAATGATAATATGCTGTAGCATGTAATTGCGAAGAAGAACTATAGTCTATCTTTATGAACTCTTTAATCCGATCTCCATTTTCTCCGTCAGAACTATATACTCTGTATTTAGAAGCATCTTGATTGTCTTCAAGTGTCCATCCCATCGCTTCCATTGCGCTAAACAAATCAGAAACGAAATCGGCTCCAGAAGTATAATGTTTCCTGACAATATCATCTTTATACATTGTCTCTCACCACCTTTTGTAAAAATTGTTCCAAAATTTCACTCTTTAATACATCCAATACGAAAACCACAGACTGCGGTGTAAGGTTCAATTCTTGGATTTTGTTTACTACTGCATTGTGAAATTCTTCTTCGGACTCACGTTGCTTTTGTCGCAGTAATGTCTCGGTTTTCGCGACTTCGTTTGATACAAGGTTTGCAATAATTTTTTCTGTATCAACAATTGCTTTACCCTTTTTCTTTCGACTCATCGCTATGCTCCATACACGTATAAGTGGCCATCACTGGAGTTGTAAAAAACTTGTCCAGCGACTTCGTTGCCTGTATTTGGCAATGATGTTCCAGTTTCCACAACAGCATGAAGCAACTGTTTATAGTTCATAGGTAAGTCACTATCAATGTTTAACTTTGCAACTGTTACTCCACCATCTTTTATTCCAATTACATGATTGGCGGCATCTTCTTCAATAGTTGTTCCATCAACTTTATCCGACAAATACCCTGCAGACGGATCACTACTGTCTGCCTTTACCTTCTCGTCTGTTGTTCCACTTGCATCTACCCAACTTGGGTTCGCTCCTGATCCACCCGTTGCAAGCAACTGTCCTGCAGTGCCAGCAGGTAATCTTGTCCATGAAGATCCATCATAATACAAGATGTCTCCTTGTGCTGCGTTACTAGGGGCTTCAATTGCATCCCCTTCAAGTAAAATCTTTTTCCAAGCCATACTTTCACCTCCGCTATAGATTTATAAACACTTTTCCAGCAATCACGACGATGTCTCCTTGTTTTGCCGTCGCTGGAAAAGACGACAAAACGCGAACACCTTCCGAAAAGTCTACAATGCCATTGTGATTCGCGTCGTAGATTGACACTAGCATGTCTCCGCCACCTTGAGGAACAGCAAACACTATTCCAGAAGATGTGCTTTTCAAAAACTTTCCCTCCTTGTAAGTTTGTGGCGTATCTTCCAATTCAATAAATTTGCTAACTCCAGGAGTTACAACTTGCACGTGTATTGTAGTCTCCTCAATGCGAACATTTATCTCGTCACTCATTCTCTTCACACCTCTCGAGTTACATCTGCTTTTACAATAAAGTCTCCAAATAATATCGTGCGAACTTCGTCATTGCTTTTCACAATTTGAACATCATAAACGTAATTTCCTGGATCTATATCGATAACACATTTTATTGTTGTTTTACCTGCAAGTCCATTTGATACAACATTTCTTACCTGAATTAGTGCATCAGTATCATTATCGTCTCCTACGATATATTCCGGACGTTTAACAGTGAAGGTTATAGTCCAGTTAGTAATGTCCAAGTTGTTCCCTTCACTATCTGTAAAAAACAGTGTTTTTTCAAACGTGTCTCCACGAAATACTTCAAAATTAACTTTCATTAGAAATCACCGTCCTTTGTAATGCGATCTGCCCAAAAGGATAAAACGTTGCACTAAATGGAGGAACTCCTGTAAATGCAACTCCTACGTAGTCGCCATCATCAAACTCAAACCAGAAATTACCTCTTGAAAATGTTGGCGAAATTTGCCCCCAGATTCCAATAGGCAAACCCGGATCACTAAATTCTTCGGTATCAAAGTTCCAAATCAATCCTTTTGTATAATTATAATAGTTTGAGACACCTATATAAACATTGCCACTACCAAGAACATAATAAGAAGAAATCGTCCCTTCCGATACTTTTGAACTACAATCTATCTGTTTTGCCACAGAATCTTGAGTTGCCACATTCACTCTGTGTATATGCAAGGGTTCTAAAGAGTATTCTGTTGGATTCCCCAAAATGTAAACAACATTTGAATCCCAAAAAATGTCTGGAGGTTTTGAATATTCGGTTCCACTTCCATAATCAGTATTAGTTTCATAAAAAGAAAATTCATCTTGCAAATTCCCATCACTATCATATTTCCTTAGATACGATGTCCACGTGGACTCATTGTTATCAAAGTCTTCTTCATACTTTTCATAAAAGAAGTATAAAGCATTCTTATGAAATGAGAGTCCAAGAGGATGTATCTCGGTCCTGACTCCCGAAAGGATTCCGCTTTTTGAAGTATTATCACCAGGATTTGAAGGGTCTAAGGTAACAAAAGAAGTCCACGGAGATACTTTTGATTGATCATTGTTCTCAATACGTGCTCTAACATACTGAACATCTCCACTAGCCGGATAATTATCAATGCTATAAATAATATGAAAATCTACATCACCACCATCATTACATATAATAGGCTTCGTGTAGTCATGAAGCAAATCATGAAAGTCGGAATAGTAAGAAAATTGAGTTCTAACTTGCGTAGCCTCCCAAGTATCCGTTCCCCTAGAACTATTCGGAGTTACATGAACTGCAAAATTAACAGAGTCATCGTCATTCACTGTATGATACTGATGTAAGTCAGGTCCAGGAAGTATAGAATATGTTACTTTCAAAAATTGTTCAAGACAAAAAACATTGTCTTCTCCAGAATACTTCTGCAAATAAATTCGTTTTGCGCAGGAATCGCTTCCTTCACTGAGGTCTTGAAAAGTATCCACAGAATAAATAGTATTGAAATCAGAAGCACAACTGAAATCGTCTTCTACTGCAGTATATGTGAGAGGTATGTGCAAGATTCTTTTCTCAACTGGATTCGGTGAGTCATCAATCCACATCCTCGTGAAGATAAGGACAGTCCTTTCATTTGTTTTTGCTCCGTAAAAAGTGCCATCTATATCAAAAAGTCTTCCTCCGCTACGAAAACTCCCTTTATTTTTTACATATTGAAACGGATACAGTATTGAGGTAGATCCAGAATCAGGATGTTTAAAATGCTCCCAGCCTACAATGTTAGGATTCGCTGCATACATCGCCCCTAAAGCATTTGATGCCAAATATAAATCATAATTCCAATCGGATTTTTTGACTCGAATCAACTTAATCACTTGAAACTCCTATACCAATTGCCATCCAATTAACACTGCTACCCTTTCCATCTGTATGCACAGTGCATCCTGTATAATATCCATTTGCATCTTGAGAAAGTGCTTTCACGTAACATATAGGTTGAGCACTTTCATCATTAGAGTCTTCTACAGCCTGGACAAAAATAATAGGTTTCTGGATAAACGTGAATCCGAAGGATACAAGAATATCGCCTCCCGTGTTTGAAAAAGTTCCATACCGAAGCACGTGAGTCATACCTTGAATAGCCGTTTGCACCTTATGCTCCATCATAGACTCAATCATAATATAGCCTCCAGTGATGTTGTAATTTCTTGCGGAGTTACATTGACCGCATACCGGGAGATCTTGTAATTCCCAGCATTTCCGTTTGCATCGATCCAGGATAAACTATTCCAAAGCAATGAGGTTGTGTAATATCCTGCAACACTCAAACTCAATGTTTGACTCCCCCTCCGGGATAAGTCAAATATGTTTTTTGCAATATCTTTCAACTTATCTTCTTTCACTCCAAAAGTAGTCGCAAAGGCAACTTTTTCGAGTTTCCTGATATCAAAATTAGTAGTATCCGAAGTATCTGCAAGATATCCATACGCAACTGCCTTTCCAGAAACCTTGTCTCCTACGACTACTGTTGTTGCAATATTCGAATATTGCATATCAAACCCAGCCGAAAGAAGGTTTTCACTATTAAAAGATATTGGAAGACTACCTGTAGCAGGAGTGTTGTTAGGATCAATAATATTTATACTCCCATTATAAGGATCTGCATACAATTTATATCCTACCCACGTCAATACTTTTTGAAGTTCTGCAAGATATGTAGAACTTCGAATAGTATAAACACCTCCGTCCAAAATATCAGAAAGTAAAGTAGAATTATCAGGGAGATTTTCAAGAGGAACTCCGGAAGCAAGAGCCCCATCATTCGCCAAATCAGATATTAGATCTCCAACCGTATAAGAAGGATTTGGCGATGCCGGATACATTTTATCTTTCACAAGAACATTCCAGGCCTCTGTTTGGTCAACTAAGGAAACGGATCTTTTCATTAATTTCCCTAATCGTTCACTTCGCACATCCATTGCATAACCAGTCCAAACCGGGTTCCCATCAAAATAAATTACCCACTTACCACCCATGTCCCATACATTATAAAATGCACCGTTCCGCGGAACTTCATAAAATACAATACTTGCATCCCCTTTCGTGAATATGGATCCAGAGAACGCAAGACTTGTAATGGTTATACCAGAAAGAAGCCCCAATCTCTCAGTTTCAATACTTATTGTAGGAATTTTCACGATCATTAAGCCATCACCAACTCTATTCTGTATGTCCAAACTTGCACAGGATTAGTATCTCCAATACCAAATGTCTCAATCGGCGTCACAGAGACAACAACGTATTGCTCTCCATTAACAACAACGCCATCTGGATCAAGAAGAGCCTGCATTAAACTATCGCGGACTTGCAAACTCCTGCACTCAACTGTGATTTCACGTTTGAACATGATTTTGTTTTGCATTGCAATCACAGAATTTATCCCAGTAACCACGTTCACAGTAGGGGCAACGTAATCCCCCGTGTCGTCAATGAACTTGATTCCTGTTGAAGTTCCATCGTTTATCAGAACACTGCCGGGCATTTTTATCCTCCTGCTCCAAAAGCAACTGCACGTCCATTTTGAATTTGCCTTAAAACTGCACGGCCTATTTCTTGTGCAAGTTGAGGATTACTTGTATCCATTTTTATTTTACGACCGTCCCACTTTAATTGAATTTCTACAACGTGTTTCAAAACAGTTTTGGACGTCAAACTTCCAACGTAAGACAGAAGACGATTCGAAGAAATTCCTTCAATATTAAATGTCCGCCATTTTGAAGAAGCACTTGCTGCTTTATTTGCTGCATTACTTATCTTACTTCCTGTATTAACTGCAGCAACCCCTACATTTGCAAGGGCTTTTTTGTAGGAGTCAAGTGCTTTTTGAGAATCTTCGAACTCTTTTTTTGACTTATTAAAGATTTTAGTTGTTTCGTCCAAGCGTTTAGACGTTATATCACTTGATATATGCATCGTCCTTTTCAAAATATCCTCTTGCAGCGACAAGAAAGATTTAGTGTTATTAAATTCTGTTTTAAACCCTTTGCCCGTGAAGATTCCACTTATACCCGCAGCAACTTCACCCACAGGCCCAAGAATCTTCAAAAGGCCTATTCCAAGAGTATTGACAACTTGAACAAATCCATTTTGAAATTTAACAACTGCATCAGATAATGAATGAAATACATCTAAAACGCTGTTTCCCATAGCATAACTGTCTTCACTAACGTCTCCCATAGTATCCTCGACAGCCATAAGGGATTGAATAAAACTTTGCGCACCAAGTAGTGCGCCTTCCCAAAACGGAAACGTATTAACCATTAAACTCTTTTTGAATCCATCAAATGCACTCTCTAAATCTGTTAACCTATCTCGAAACAGAGCAGCGGCATTCGCATCACGGGTGCTCCAAGTGTAGCCTAGTTCATCAGATTTCTGGAGCAACGCCGTTAGCCCTTGCGTTCCGCTTGTAAGAAGCGGGAGTAACTGAGTTCCAAAACGGGCTCCGAAAATATACTGTGCCACGGAGATCTTCTCCGTCTCATTCTTCATTTTCGAAAGTTTATTAGATACTTCTTTTAACACATCGAATGAGTTCCGGAGATGTCCTTGACTGTCAATTACGGAGATTCCAAGTTCATTGAAACCTTTTTTGGCTTCACCTAAACCATTCTTTGTATCCGCCATTGCTTTCGTCAAATAGCGGATACTACTTTCTAAAACTTGAATGTTTGTTCCAGAACGTTTTGCAGCGAAATCTAGCCTAGATAAATCAGAAACCGACAAACCTGTTCTTAAAGCCATTTTTTGAAAATTGTCCCCAGCAGTAGCCACGGAGTTTGCTAAAGCAAAAGTAGCACCTACAGCGCCAACAGCAACTCCAGAAAAAGCAGCAATCCCTTTTGCAGCAGTTGCAAGGGTCTTTTTAAAACCTTTAATTTCATTAGTGCACTTCTCAATTCCTTTAGTGAACCCTGCAATACTCGCAACAATTTTAACTTTTAAAGTTTCTTCTTTAGGCATTTTTCATCTCCCGCAAAATTGCATAAATAAGACGTAAATCCGTAGTATCAATCTCCTTTTTGCTCCATCCCAATTTACCTAGCACAATGTATATTTTCGCCTTCCATTCCATTAACTCGACTTCGTCTTTGCTCCACTTCCTTGGGGAGTCAACGGCGTAAAAAAATAGTTTATTGCCTCCGAAAGTAAATCTACAAAATTGTCTGGAACGTGAATTCCATCAGAACCATCCATCTTATGAACGGCTTGAAGATATTCTTGAACCAACATTCTCTGCGCTAACGGATTTGTATGACGCCACTCATCTGGCGTCAAAAGTAAAATATTCACGCCAGTTGCTCTAAAAATTCGATCTACAAGTTCAATTGTTAACTTCTTCATTGCGATGCTCCTGCAATCTTCGTAACTGTTATGTCGTAAACCCACCAATCACTCTTCTTTCCTGACAATTTACAACTTGTAATTTTTCCTGTTACAGAAGGGCTCACGGCACTAGTGTCATCACTCGTTGCAGAAAAAGTGCATTCTTTTCCAATGACTTCCACAGGTTCAATATACGTTTCAAACTCTGCAGAGAAACTCACAGTTTCTTTCACGCTGGTGGCTCTCACATCAATAACTGTTTGACCTGCGTTGTTCCCAGTTAGTTCTTTCTCCGCAGAACTCGCGTCAATATCGAATGTTTCAATTACAAATCCGCTTGGCCCTCCTGTGATTGTTACACTATTTGCTGCAATTCCAAAAACTTTTGGAGTCAATGCCATTATTTCACCTCCCTAAAATGTAAGTTTCAATGCTGCAACAGTCAATCCCGTTACATCACTATACGTGATACTTACTTTTTGCGTAGTATCATTGAACCGGGTTGGAGAAAAGGCTCCAACCAATACTTCACCGCCTGCGGGAACCGTTATAACAACATTATGTATGTAACCTTGATTACATTCTTTCAAACTCAAAATCGTCACTGTTTTATCAGCAGTATCCGTGTTTTTGAAACTTAAAAATGTACGCCCCGCAGGATTCTTAAATACATCTCCATTACTATCACATGCAACATAGGTTGGCGAAACACCTGCTAATGTTACATTTTGGACTGTCAACTCTGCCATTTATTGCACCTCCTCATATACAAGTGTATATGATAATTTTTTCATGAAGAATCCATTACCAAGATCTTCGAAGTCCTCATCTGCTTTCAATACTTGATATACATATACAGACTCTTGAGGTCCTAAGTAGCCTTTATGGAAAACTTTATCTATATGCTGCTCAATACTTTGTAAAGAAGTTGCATCTTGAAACGTGATCCACACTGTCACAATTGTTTGCTTTGAAAATGAATATGATTTCTCGGAAAGTATTTGAACAAAGATAGCAGGAGTTTTAAAATCATATTCGGAACCATATCGATTCACGGGGGTGTCAAAACCTTCTTGAAGTATTGAAATTACGAAATCTGTCGTCATAGTTTTATGACCTCCCCAAGTATTCGTTTAATTTGTTCGATATTGTCCTTCCATGCTGTTATAAGCATCAGTTTTGGCTTTTGTCCGCTTGTTCGGTAGAACCCCTGTTTATACTTACCTACATCAGCATTCAAGTGATATACCCATGGCGTTTTCCGTCCTTTACCATTTGTCGCATAAATCCCCGTTCCAAACTCCACGTAAGGCGCATACTTAACATTTGTGCCTACGGTTCCTACGTATTGCCATTCCTTTCCTACCCGTTTTCTCTGTAAAACATGATGCCATGAACTACGAAGCCATCCAGTATTCACAGGGGTTTTGCGGCGTGCGGAGTTTTGCAACAAATACAAGCATTTGAAAAAAGCACTTGCGATTTCCTGCTGTTTTTTGCCTTTTATTCTTTCTAAATCTTGTATTACTTCGGTTGCATTTGAACGAATTCCCTTCATATTATCTTTTCTCCTAAAACAAAATAAAACGAAGAATATTCAGTGATTTGCACAATTTTGTAAGATTTCGATTCGTATTGTAAAACATCAAATACTTGAATCGGAATCTCTTTCGAAACATATGCTTGCAATGAAACATCTATACCGTTCATATAAGCATACACTTTTGAATTAACATCTGGAGAAAACGGTTCTACTTTAACATACCCTAAAGAGTCTCCTTTTCGTAATACCATCGCAGTTTTCGTGCGTGTTTTTTCAAACATTATAAGGTGGGCCTCCGAAACAAATCTAAGATATTTGTGATTTCCTCGGACAAAATATCTTCATTGTTGTAACTCCGATTTACGCCACCTTCACTCTCTGACGATGGTAAATCTTTTGCACGCATCCCACGGGCATAGATCTTTTGAATTATGAGACCAATTGCAAATTGAAGTGTGGAGTCAACCTTGGATGGCTTATATCCTAAATATTGCCATGCCAAGTTCTCTGCAACATTGTTAAATTTATCAAATTCATCTTCGCTTATATCAACATTTTTAAAATACACTTTAAAATCATCGTATTTTAACATAGCCTGTCCCTTTTTCTTGCTTTGCCTTATGTACCATTTTGTCTTTTTTCGGCCTTTCAACTGATTTTGCTTTCTCAAGTATTTCAACTGAATCGCCAAGTGCTTTTACGCGTTCGGGCGTGGTTTCGAAAATCTCGCCTTTCTGTATCACTTGGTAATTTTCGTATAAATTTATTTTTGCTCTTACTTTCATTTTTCACCTCCAAGTGGGCGGGGCAAGGAGGTTGGATCCCCGCCCTTATTTTCAAATCGGCTTCCGGTTATGCAGAGGCTAACTTGAGTGCTCTCATTCCTTTTGTGTCAACAGGTTTTCCATCTGTAGAGGCAAACGCAATCATATAAGTCTGTCTTTTGCTCATTAACTCTTTGCCCTGGTTCGTAGTGAGTACGGAAATCCCACCCTTATCAAAGATGAAGTAGTCTTTCCAGTACCCGAAGTATGCAATAGGATCTGTGGTTCCTGATGTAGCAATATTGTCATTGATGTAATATGGTTTTCCCATAATTGTCCCAGCATTTGGGTTGAAGATTGGGATTCCGTTACTATCTTTGAGCTTCATCACAATCCCTTCAAGCGTAGATGTAATTATCCAGCTCGATTTTGCCCTATACTGTTGAGGAACTGCTAAGAAAAGGGAAAGTAAATCATCGTAGTCAATATCCGTAATTGCAGTGTGTCCGCTTGCAGCAATAACTGCCGTTATTCCTGCATTATTTAACCCTGTAAAAGAATTTGTACCTGAACCCGTGATAAATTCGACAAGTTCGAGGTTTGCAAATGCCTGTCCAAGCTGTGTGTAAACGAACTGCCTAAGGTTTGGTTTTGCAAGTTTCAGAAGTTTATTTGAAATCAGGGTGTCTGCTGCGACGTCGTACCCTTCGTAAGTTACTGCATTATATGCAAGGGTAGACGGCGTCCCGTTATTTGGAGCGGTATTTTCTGCAGTTCTATATGCAGTAGCACCTTGAGATTTTACGAACAAAGTTCCTTTATCATCAGGGAATACTGTGCATATTTTTCTAATATAACTCGCAGCCTGCAACTGATCAAGGATCTTAGATGCTACAGTAGAGGGAACAAGAGTTCCAGCCGTGCTTGTATCTGTTATATCCCCTGTTGCTTTTGCATATACTCCGCTTGCTATGTCTTTCCAAAACTTTTCTTCTGTTTCTGTCATTTTCTCTTCAGGCGTAGTTTGGTGTAAGCTCTCCAATGCCTTTTTCATCTCATCAACTGTGACAAACTTATTTTCAAGTCCTTCAGCAACTCTTTTTGCTGTTACATCAATTATCTCTTTTTTTAAAACTTCTACATCCATATTTCACCTCCAAAGTGATATATTTATATTGTTAATGCCTCTTTCAGCTCTTTAAGAACTTCTTCAATGCCGATTTCTTTTTCTTTCTCGCCTAATGACGAGCTATCTTTTTGAGGTTCCGACATGGCAAGTAATTCCTTCAGAGCCGATTCAGCAGTTTGCAATGCCTTGATTGCATTTTGTATTTTCTTCCTATTCGCTTCGCTTAAAACTCTGCCTGACTTCTCTGTAGTTTCAATTAATCCGCAAGCTTTTAAAACCTCTTCTTCATTTTCATATTCTCGAAGTTCAGGCGGTTTCTTCCCAAATTCTTCATAATGTTTTGCTAAATGATTGTAAACACCTAAACGATCTTTATCCGGTATTTGAACACCTCCACGAGCGCCAAGCAAGGCAGCCATTGCAGCAGCCACCGCACGCCATACGGTTACGTAATTCCTTACGTAATGGTGCGGAAGTTTATAGCTCGACTTAATATCGGGCTTCGAACTGTCGTACCAAGCGCACATTTCCTTCAGCTGTTCAACTGTCGCCTGTTTCACTTCCTTTGCGGCGTCCCACTCCGCATTTAGATCCGCAAGCGGGTGCTTCTTATACGGAATTACTCCCTTTTCTTCCATCTTTTCATTTCCTGCGAATGATTTAATTGCCATCAAATACTGCTTTTCATAGTCGTTTTGTACTGCTTCGGGATTTGCAGGAACGAGCACTTGAGAAATCTCAAGTAGCTCGACTTCGTCGTAAACTCTTCGCACTCCGTTTTCACCGTTGTGTGATTTTAGAGGAATAAAGCCGACAGAAAAACTTGCAAGTCCTTGCTTTGTCAGGAAGAAAGCCCAATCTGCTTTGAAATTTCCTTTCTCCGTAAAATATTCAAACGTCGCCCATAAACCCTTCTCGTCAACTCCGAAATCCACAGCTTTCCCAATCTGATTTGACAAATCGTGATAATCGTGTGATGCTAACAAAATGGGATGCTTTTTGTAATTCTCTAATTTCCAAGCAGTCGGCAAAATTACTTCATTGTCTCTGTCCTTCGTAGCAGTCGAAACATAAACGGTAATTCTGTCACCTTTGATCTCTTTAATCTTACCGTTAAAGAATTTGGTTATTTTATCCATTTTTCACCTCACTTATATGTCATTGTGCATCTGCAATTTATAATATTTTCAGGGCTTCCGTTTGGGTCGCCCGGAAACTGTAACTCCTCACCGTTTATGATGAAAGGTTCATCCATCGGGACTGTTCGCCCATCCGCTTCAGCGTGCCAGGGCCTCGTACGTTCGTCAAGAGCTGTCAACCAAACCTTATATCGCATCCCCGCTTGTTTTGCCGCTTCCATTCCAGCTTTATTATTCGCGCTTATCACTTCCGTTCTCGCCACTGTTTGCGCTCTGTTTTTGTATGTTTCCTCAAACAGGTTTTTTATGCGTCCTGCCATCTCATTTATCCCCTCGCCGTTAGCTTCCGCTTCCTGTAACTGCTTTAGAATGTCCTTTTTTGTTGTTTCATTCACCTGGACAGCTGATTTCATTACTTTTTTTTCTAACCACTGCATAATCTCGGGACGTTGTAAATCAAAAGAGATTCCAAATTCCGCAGCCTGCCTATCGCCCGCTTGTTGCATGAATGCGAGTAAATATGTTCTCAACAAAGAAGCAAGCGCTTTATCCCAACTTTTCGGAAATTCAAATTTCAAGTTTAAGGTTTCCAGCACATATTTTTCCTGTTTTTTCCAAAATTTCATTAGTTCCTTTGCGAGTTTGTTTTCTTGCGGTGTTGTATGCGCGACGAAATTTTTCCAGATCTGGTCAGTTTTTTTGCTTTTCTCTTCCACATACATTTTCGCAATCAATTCAATCAATTTGTTTATATCCTTGCTGTTTCCCTTTACTGTCCCAAGTTCCGTGAGATTAAGCGGACCCCACCAAGAATCACCCCACGGTACTGGTTGAAGTCCTATTTCTGCCCTTACCTCGTTAATGGTTTTTACACCGTCTATGATATACGTATGTGCTGTTTCTGCTTTCAGTTTTTCATCTTCTTTAAGTTCAGGCAACTGCTCCCACACAAATTTAAATTCGTATCCCTCTGCACCAATAAGCGGAAGAAGTCGATTCGTAATCTCCCTTTGCAAAAGTGTCAATTTCGGGATAATTGTATTTCTCGTAAATACGCGCTCTTCAACTTTAGATTTAGCATAATCGCTCCGTTCTGTATCGTTTAGGAGTGTAGGTGGCACCCCGAAAACCGTTGAAATCCTATTTTTCGTCATTTTCTCGAATAATAACACACCCATATCAATTGGAGAAAGTCCTATTTGTTTTACCGTAACACCCGGAGGCAAAATCGGAGTATGCCCTGCATTCTCTGTTCCCCCATAACGTTCTTGCCATACCTTTCGGAGAGTTTCAACTTGCTGCGAAGTAAGCACTTTCGCTGTTTCCATCACTAGCGGAACAACTGCACCGTTTTTTAAAACTCCTCTTGTTGCTGCCTCCGAAAGTGCTTGTAATTCCACTCCGCTCATAGCAGCTGAAAGAGTAGAGAGCGGAGGAAATTTTGCATACGGGCTAAAGTTTTGAAAGAAAACGACCTTTTCAGGATCGAGCTTTTCAGGTATGCCATTTCTGTAATATGTGTAGGAAAGTGGTCTTAGCGTCATTTGCATTAAGTCGGTATCAAGTATCTCTATATAAGGATAATTGACGTAAACAAATGCAATACCTCGCAATTCTTTCCATGCCTGGATTATCTGAAAGAGTTGAATATCTGTAAAGAAACGATTCGGCTTCTTTATTATCGCCTCTGCTTTTTCATTTCGTTTATCTTTTAACTTGATTTGCCAAGGTATTGCTGAAACCTTTGTCGCAATAGCACGAACACAGGCATATACCCATGCCGATTTTTCTATTGCTTCCTCAGGATTTGAAATCGGCGAATTGGCATTCTTTCTAAGCAAATATGCTAATTCGCTTAAAGAAAAACCTTTTCTTCTATATCTGAACATCTTAAATAAACTCAAATTCATTTCTTGCCTCATATAATATAAGCATTCGCTACTCCCTCGCTTAAATAGTGGAACGCCCCGCTTGCGGCGTCCACTTGGTCATCGTGTTCGCCTTTCGGAAAAATCTCGATTTCATCAAGGAATGTTTTATTCCAATCCGCTTTGACAAGTTTGATATTCCCCGCTTCAGCCATTGCCGAAAGAGGCTGCGCTCTGACAACCTTCGACACGTCCTTTTTGTCCGGATAAAAAGCAAAGCCAGGAAGAACAAAACGACGAAAATGATCTATTGTGTAAATTCCTGAACTTCCTGGCTCCTGCTCAATATATATAGTGGTCTCAACACCATCAGTAACAGCAGTTTGCCTTATTAAATCTTCGCTTTCTTTCGGCGACAACCTATGCTTTTTTACATCGACAATGTAATATATGCCGTCCTTTTCCGTCATTAACACACCGACAGTAAAATCTGATTTTCTGCTTTTTGTTCCCGCTAAATCCCAATACCGCACTTTTTTGCCGTCGTGCGGGTATTCTCTCACTATCCCGAACCACTCACGCTTAAACATCGTTGCACCTTTTTTAAATGCACTCGGGTCGTTCTCATACTGTGCCCTATAAAGTGCAGTTCCCATAATTGCCTTTTGTTTATTTAGAAACTCTTCGCTCAACACTTTTGGGAAAAGTAAACTTCCGTCTTCCTTGTGTGCCGTGAATAGAATGCGGTTGAAACTCGGGTTCTGCAAAATCTCACCATATAAATCCCGTGGGTGCCAGCGTGTGCCGATTACAACATTTTGCCCATGTGTGAGAAGCAAACCGAAATCCTCTTGCCAAGCGCGTTTTACTTTTTCCCTCATTTCTGCAGTCTCAACATTTTTTCTCGTAACGATATCGTCGTCGATTATCACATCGTAATGCTGGGATACAACATTGGATCCAATCCCTGCAACCGCTATGGAAACCTCTTTCATTCGTTTACTCCTCGGAACGATAATTGACATTTCCTTCCAATGTGTGCTTTTCCTCTTCCAATTGCCAAAAAGATATTGAAAAAGTGCGTTATGCTCGATATGTCCCTTAATTTCCCGGAGAAATGATTTTGCAAGTTTATCAGTTCCCGAACGGATAAGAATACGGAAATTGTTGTTGTTGACAAGAAGCCAAAGCGGATAAGCAACAGAAGCCACCGTACTTTTGTATGAGCCTCTCGGTGCGAGTAAGAGAATACGGGATTCCGTTTGCAGTATTGCGCACCATTCCTTGTGGAACGGCTGTAAGTCATATCCCAAAACGGCCCGAGAGAACCAAAATAAATTACTCTTTGCTTTCTTCCGTAGTATTTTCTTGCGCTCTTGCCCATAAGACACCTTCTGCGCCTCCGTCATCATTGATTTCTACTCTATTTGTTGGTTCACCCTGTGCAAGGGATAATTTGTCCCTCATTGTACCGATTATAATAGCGCTATCACGTGCAGATGTTTTTGCAACAACCTCAGGATCTTTTAAATGCTCAAGATAAATGTCCACAACTTCTGCTGCTTTTTCGACAAATAAATCCCGCACCTCACTTTTTATCTTTTCAAACTCTTCTGGATACTTCGATACCCATGTCCCAACTGTAGAGACAGGGATATGCCACTTTTTCGCTGCATAATTAACCCCAATATTCGCAACATCCGCAAGTACTTTTGTAATCGTTTCAAAACTATATCTCCTGAGTTTCCTTTTTACTCTCTTTTTCACTTACTACCTCCGAAAACAGATCCTTCCGCGTGCAGGAAAGGAGGAAATAAAAAGAAACTGCACGCGGAAGCAGGATAAGGGAGTGAATTTGTAGAAAAATGCGGACAGTTAGTAAACAGGCTTGCCCCTATGGAACAAACTAACTTTTTGTGCCTGTGTCCCTCACTTCGAGTTAACGAAGCTACTCCGCTCCAAATGCATTTCATATCATAAGAATATGTCATAATCACAAAGGATGTAAATAAAAAAACAGGAAAATCGCTGTGAAATCTTGTTAGATTCTTGCTTTTTCGGTTTTTGCTCTTTTTTGCAAATTCTCTTGACCTTTATGCTTTCGCCAACCCAATTGCTTGTATCTATACCACCATACCGCAGCAATGGAACGTCCTATTTTATATGCTACCTCAACATGAGATAGCGAAAAATCTTTCATTATTTCGATTTCCCAATTTTGGTATTTCCAATGCCGAGCCGTTTTGCCCTCAAGAAAATTTTTGATTTCTTCTCTGTCTGCAGGTGGAAGCAGATCGATCCATAGCAAACGGTAAATCCCCTCGTAATTCCTCCTAACTTCTAAATTACGGTGCCAAATATCTTGTGTCTTAATCAGAAATTGAATGCCCATTTTTGCAGGCGTAGAAAGTGTGCGAAAATCAGGATGTGCACGAAGATAATAAACTATCTCACGTGCAGTGTCCTGGTATTCTTCATATGCTTTTTTCTGCAATAAAGCGTGCGCTCGTTCGTCCACGAGAACACGAATGTTGGCCTGCAAATCCCGATATTTCAAAAACAGATTCTTATAAAATTCCCTCAGCTGTTTAAGCGATAATCTTGTAAAAGAAGGTTTATACGGGTCGATTATTTGTTGTTTACTCATTTTACCACCTTCAATTCCAAATCTTTATATTTATACTCAAACAACTTTCGCTTCAACTGGAACACAGCAGTTTGGAAGCCTTTCACGTCGATGATCTCCTTGTGGCCGTCCTTATATACAACTTTAAAATCCGCAACATATTCAATAGCCCGATATCTTTTGCCTTTTTTCCAGAAAGCGGGCTGGAGTAAGAAACGTGGTTGGAATTGAATTTTTACGATTTCTCCACTTTGAAGTTTAGGAAGGAGCTCAAAAATGTAATAATCCCGTTCCATCTTGCTATCAAAAATCCTTCCATCTGCCTCTACTTTTACGCTGTGGTATTTAGTCATTTTTACATCTCCTTAGTTTTGCAATACTTTGAATACCAAACGTTGTATCGATTTTTTTTACAACTTCAACCGGTGCTTCAGTTCTCACTATTTTGCCATCTGGAAGCAAGAATGATTGAAATCCTTTCTTTCGCAGAAACTCGATGAATCCATAAATCCTCTCTAACGGTGTATGCAATGAAAAGAAAACATCACAGATAGGATGATTAAAGGGTTTTTCTTCTTTAGAGGGAGTTTTAATTTTTAGATACCTAAGAACAGCTTTCAAAACCAATACAGGATCGTTTTCATTCATGGCTTCTGCGATGATTTCATAAAGCTCTAAGAATTGTTCTCTATTTATTGTCATCGTTATTGTATAGCTCTCCTCGATTTGCCAGATAAAACCAGGACGGAGCACATCTCACGCACTCTGTCAATAATCCTCTCCCAACCAGGACGGTTATAAAACTCTTCCTTCAACAGATTAGTCGTAATAACAAGTCCACGCTTTGAGGCATATATCTTTTCGATAAGTGCCTCGAACTGTGATAGCACAAATGGTTCTGCATACTCACGCCCCCAGTCGTCAAGTAGCACATATTTTTCAAGTCGTGGCATCCCTCCTGAGTGCAAAAGAGCAAATAACCTCGGCATAAAGAAATACGATACAGGCACTCTTTCAAGTTCAAGATAGTGTTTCTGAATACACCTTTCTCCTTCTTCCTCAGTAACTCTTTTTGCGATATAAAGAAGTGCCATTGTTTTGCCTACTCCAACATCTGCCATGATCACAGCACCTTTTTTCTTTCCGACAAGGTTCGAAATTATTGTATCCACTGCTTTCTTATTTTTTACTTTATCTTCGCTAAATTTTTCCACATACCGAAATCCGATGTTGCGCTCTGCAAAGTTACGGAATAGAATTCTGTTTTTATTCCGTAAATCACGAATATGCGTATTCCACTTGTCTCTTATTTTTTTTAATTCCTCTTCTGGCACATCCATTATTTTTTTTATTACATTGTCAAGATCATCATGGAATGAATTCATCTTTGAACTGTTTATTCCGCTTTTCTGACTTTGTGATCCCGACATATCGGGATATTCCATTTTTGACATAGCCAACCTCCTTTTGGTTTTTCAATTGTTGTTCTTCCTTTGCCAGCCAGCGAGCGAGCGCAGCGGCATAATCCCTGTAAGGCGAATGTTTGCCTTTAAGAATAAATTTCGTAAAAATCCAGCTTTCCATCGTTTTTAATACGTTTTTCACGTCTATATCCGGGTACCTCGCTTGAAAATAACTGATAAGCTCTTCCGGAAATGACTCGAAACGCCCTTCGCTTTCGTTATAACGGATTTTCTCTTTTAGGATTTGCTTTTTGGTTGGTTTCGGTTTCGGATTTTTTTCTTTCTCTATATTCTCTTTCTCTATATTTTCTTTATATATTTCTTTAATACTTTCTTTAGGGGTCTCGGCAGGTTTGATTTTATCTACATTTGTCAAAGGTGCTTCTTGGTATTTTACCAACTTTTTGTTGGTGTTTTGCCAATTTTTTCTTGGTGTTTTACCAACCCCTTTTTGGTGTTTTACCAACTGTCCATCTTTTTCTTTTGTTGGTGTTTTACCAATTTTTTTCCACTCACTATAATGTTTATTAAGCGCAAGATGTTTATTAACACGAACAAGAACATTCTGAGATTCAAGTTTTTTAATAGTTCGAGATATATCTGCTTCATCAATCTCTGTGTTGTTAGCTATATTTACGATCTTTTCAGCACTATCAATAGTGTATTTTTTATGGTATCCATAACTATATCGGATAACATATAAAATTACCTTGATCTCTCGTTTTGAGAACGGGAAGGTCAAAATTGCTTCAAGTAATTCGTTAGCAATCCGGGTGTATCCATCTTGAAGTTGCGGATTTCCTTGCGAATTTCCTATTTTATTTATTTGCATTTTCGCCGCCTCAGAAGGGGGCTTAAGCCCCCTTCTCTATCCTTCAAATTCTTCTTTTTGCTTGCGCCACTCTGCCTGATAAAAGGCGATCATGTTTTTTCCTTCTTCGTACGTGGCATTTTGTATTTGTTGCTCAAGTTTTTTCATGTCAAGCCCAAGTTTGCTTCCAAGCAGTAATATCACATTCTTTTGTTGCGGTGTAATAGGTGTATCTTTACTTGTTTTTTTAGTGATTTTATGTGTTTCGGTTTCGGTTTTTTCTTCAGTCTCTTTCGGTGCGGGTGGTTCTGGTCGCACTTGTATCTCTTCTTTATCTCCGTATAAATCGACGAGAGCTTCTTCTGTTTCCTCGTCAGTGAACTTTCTATATGGTTTTACTTCCGCAGTTGGATCTGTGCTATCTCCAATTTGAACTGCTGCAGGACCTACAATGCCAGGGAATGCTTCCCTGAGTGCCCGTGCAATTGCTGTTTTTCGGAGCATCCATTTCGGCATAGTCGCCCAGGGCCCCATCGGACGTTTCTGGTGTGTCTGCTTATCATAGATCATCCGGACCGCTTCGCTATACTCGACTTCCACGACGGTTGGGTGGCTTCTATCTTTCCGATACACGATTGCCGTTGCCTTCAAATCGGGCGGTTCTTTTCCTTCAATCTTTACTTCCATCCCGTCGTAGTTCTCATTCGCCTCTGCACGCATCAGCAGCGTGTGGTAGCTCACGACGAACTGTGCAGGCTGGTCCTTAAATTTTACGAGATATATCTCCTTCAAAAATGGGTTGAGATGCATAAATTGTGCGAGTTTAAGAAACATAAAGATTTCTTTATCAGTCACAGCAGGATCCGTACTGATATAATCTCTTACGATGCTCCCTGTAAGGGTAACTAATTCTCCCCGCTGATCTTGAAATCGTACAGCTAATTCTTTATTTTTTTCTTTTTTCATATTATCTCTCTCCTTTTACCAAGCTATAAAATATCAATAACACCGCTGAGCAAAACAAGTCCGTAAATTTGCTTTGCTTTTTTTTCTGAAAAACCTTTCTCTTTTACTAAAAATTCCATTACTGCTTTTTTGCCTCCTTTTTTATACTGGAGGCCTAACTCTACAAGAAGTTCCACATCTTCATTAATCTGACTGTTTTTCTTTTTCATATCTTCTTCTCCTTTCGAATATATTTCGAACGCTTTGCTATTACGCTCGTTTAGAATTTTTAACTAATATCTCGAATACTGTTCGAGATATTAGTATTGTTTATTACCACTTGCTTCACGTAACCACCAACACATTTTCTTGACTTTCCGACTACAACTGGAAAGTCATTTGTAGTTGAATAGTTAATTAGCTCTTTTGCAATGTTCTCCACTTCGTGTTCGTTTGTTCCAACGATTTTAATCCTGATCATCTTGCATTACCTCCTTCACAAATTCTTTCAATTCTTTTTTAAATTCTTTTTTCTCTTCTTTGTTGCATACCAACCATGTCTCAGCACACATAAACAGTGTCTCAGTCATTCTTTTTCGCCTGTCTTCTCTTATCATTTTTTGGATACCTCCTTTACGACAAGTGCTGATGTTTCTTTTCTAATAACTTTTGCTCTTTCAATTTCACTTCCTATAATCCCTGCTTTTTGAAGTGAAAAAATCTTTTTCTTATCAACTACCGTCCTTGCCACAACGTTAAATATCGAATCACCTTCAATTTCTCTAACTTTGTCCGGATCGAAGTCAAACGATACTCTTCTTATTAGTACAAATTCTCTGTCCCCCACGCGGAAGTTTCCTTTTTCTGCGATTTCCTTCTGTAAAATTTCTTTGATTTGTTTAATTCTGTTTTGCAGTCGTTCTTGCTCTTCTTTTAAACGTAAATATTCGTTTGCTAATTCGTATATTTCCATGGTTTTCCTCCTTTACTCTTGATCAGCAAGTCCCACAAAATATCTTTTGCCTAGAATACCTATCTTAGTCTCTTCGGACGACGGATCTAGTGATGCTAATTCATCCTGAGCGGCTTTATACGAATGCCACAGGGAACTTCTTGATTCTGGTTGCGTCTTAACCTGTTCTCTTATTCGTTTCAGCTTTTCGATTAGAAACCGAATTCTCCCTGCTATGAGATAAAGTTTGGCAATAGTTTTGTATTGAGGATTATCCCAATCTCCTCCAATGTATTTTTCCATCTCTTTTATCCCTTTGTCATCGTAAGAAAAGTGTTCTATTCGTTGTAAATCTGCCAGAGCAGGCGCTCCTATGAATCTTGGCTCTACAGTCCAGCCTGTTTTGCTGAATCCAAGGTAAATTTCACTATGCCAATCTCCCCTTATTTTTATAAACATTATTTTCTCTGTTCTTCTCAAGATTTCCTTAACGATAAGAGAGTGAATTACAGGATTGTTTTTAAACACTTCGTAATCGTGTAATAGTGCTTCGGTTCCTTCTACACGCAAGTTAATTTTGTTTTTGTAAGCAAGTTCTTCAAGTTCTTGACAATTCTCTCTTTTTACTGTATCATTAACACGCACGTGGGAGTCTTTCAGTTTTATAAAACTGAAAGACTCTTTTCTTTTTCCGACATTAGCTTTTAACATTAGTTGCCTCCTTTGCTTTGATTTTTTGCAATAATTCTTGATACTTTTCCGGTTCATCTCTTTTAAGCCTTTGCACCACCTCCCAAATTAATTCGTTGATTGCTTCTTCGACTTCTTGCTTTGTCATCTTTAACGTCTCGGTTCAACAAGCCTAAGTAAATCGGATTCGCTAATGTAAGTTACGTGTCCAATTCGTATTGGTTGAATGTTAGCGTTTCTGATATACTTACGCATTGTTTTGTCCGTAATTCCGAAAAATGTTTGAACACTTTTTAGTGAATAAAATTTCCTTCCACCTATTTCTTTTTCTGCTGTTAATTCTTTAACTGCCATTTTGCTCATCTCCTTTCTTTTAACTTCTTTTACCTACATCTGCCTACTATTATATCTAATTTTACTAACTTGTCAATAGTTTCTCGGAAAAAATACCTACTTTTTTGGGCGTAATCCTTCAAAGATTTTATAACTGTGGTTTTTTTCGGTTTTATACGGAATTTATCTTGCAAATTTCGGTAAAGATATTATTATTTTATAGGGGTATAAATTATGAAAGAAAAAAGTTTTGGTGAATTAGTGAGTTTTTTGCGTAAGAAAAAAGGGTGGAGGCAGGACGATTTAGCGAAACAAATTGGTGTTGCACGTTCTGTTATCAGTGACTATGAAACAGGTAAAACACTTCCTAAGCCAGAGAGAATGCGCAAATTGGCTGAAGTGTTAGGTGTCGATTTCAAATTATTGCTTGAAAAAGCAGAAGAAAAACGGTTAGCAGGTAAAAACGGAGATTTTGAGGCTTTCCGTAATGACAGTGGTAAATTAGTAAATTTGGGAGAAATCTCTGATGTTGTTACACTACCAGTATTAGGCAGAGTCCATGCAGGAGATCCAAACATTCCCGATGAGGAAATAATTGATGTGTTAAAACTTCCGCGCAGAATTGCACGAAAAGCAGATTATGCATTGCTTGTTGAGGGTATGTCGATGAAAGAGGAAGGAATTCTTCCAGGTGATATAATTTTGATTAAAATGCAGAGCGATGCCGACAATGGACAAATTGTTGTTGCCCGAATAGGCGATGAGTTTACTTTGAAAAGATTAAGAAAGGAAAATGGTCGCATATGGCTTGAACCTGCCAATTCGCATTACAGCAAAATTGAACCACCTTTTGAAATTGTTGGCAGGGTTGTATATTTAATTAAACAATTCAAATAAAAAAGGAGGCAGTATTCTTGTGGATGTTCTTATAGAAAATCATGGTAGTCAGCCTAAAGATTACAACGTCTTTGATTTCACATTACAGGATAAGGAGGGCTATACATATGAACAAACAATTGATTGCTCCATTGAGCCTGAATTGGATTCTGGAACATTGCAGCCGGGGAGAAAAGTTCGTGGGAATATTGTTTTTGAAATTCCAAAAGGTGATTCCGGTTTAGAATTAATTTATCAACCAGATTGGTTTAACAGTGGCCAAGTAATTGTCAGATTAACAGATTAGGGGATTTCAATGTGTGCTTGTACTGTGACTTGCGAATTAGCTGCAAAGCTTGTTAATAATCCGCCTAGAGAAAATTTAACTACAAAAATTGACGTCAGTGTAGTGAACTCTGATAACTATTTAAAGGTTGAGAATACTACAAAAGAGGAATATAAGCAATCAGTTTATAAGTTTTCTCTAACAGTGCCTGCTGAGATTTCTTCGTTTTGTAAATATGAGTGGTGGTGTAAACTTGTATCGGTTGCTCTGTCTATGTTAAATCCTGGTGTCCTCTTTTCGGAAACACAAAACAGTTATTTGGAGCAATCTGTAAATAAGCCGAGAAAAAAACCAAAAGATCCTTTGTTTAATAATACTCCTGACGGCAAATCCCTCCAGCTCTATGAAATTGTCACAGTGAAAGAGCAAATCAAGATCGAGATCACTGCTTCTCCCATTGAAATTAACGAACGAGAGTTTTTAGAAATACTAAAAGGCTTACTGAATATTTTCAAAAAGGACGGTGATAGAACTCTTTTTGAAGGGAATATTGTAGAGGCTATAAACAATTACATAAACGCTCTGAACGGGAATAATAAAGAACATTTTTTTAAATTCCTGTATATAGCGCTTGAAAAAGCAGCAAATGCTGATAAAGATAGAGTAAGTGATGAATTTGATCGTAATGTTAGCGAACTAACTCACGCAGATAAAGAAGTAATTTCGAAGTATAGATTGTTGAATGATAGAGTCAAACATTCATTCAGAAATGAAAAAGACAGAGAGATCTATAAATCTTTTTTCAAAACAATTGATATCCAGGGCTTAAAGGAAATAGTTGATACTGCAATTAAATATCGGATAAAAAAACATGAAAGCGGCAATATACGTTAGGGTTTCTACCCCTCGGCAAGCACTCAAAGGGGAAAGCATCTCAATGCAAAAGGAGAGGCTTACAGCCTATATTAAAGCGCAGGGATGGAAACTCTATAAAATTTACGAAGATAAAGGATTTTCCGGTAAGAATACAGCACGTCCTGCGTTTCAAGAAATGATGAAAGACGCTGAGTCTAGACTTTTTGATGTGCTTGTTGTTTATAAAATTGACAGATTATCTAGGTCAATATTAGATTTCCATACTACCATTGAGAAATTAAAGAAGTATAATATATCATTTGTATCGGTAACTCAGCAATTTGACACTACTACATCTACCGGACGCCTTATGCTTGCAATTTTGGTTGATTTTGCGAATTTTGAACGCGAGATTGATGTAGACCGTGCTATAGACTCTTTTCAACAAAGACTACAAAATGGCCTCCCATCGGGGGCCATTCCTTATGGTTATAAGAGGTTAAAAGGCAATAAGGTTGTGATTGTCCCGGACGAGGCCGAGAAAGTAAAGGAGATTTATCAGTTAGCACTTAAACGATACTCTATGTCGGAAATTGCTCAAAAAATGGGGTTTTCTGTATGGCATGTTCGAAGTATATTAAGACAACCATTTTATTGTGGGTACCTTGTGAGACGCAGAAATGGGAAAAATAAGCGAATCCCTGAAGAACAGTGGGAATGGTATAAAGGACAACATAAGGCAATTATTTCTCTAAAAACTTATCAAGATGTATCTCAAATCAGGCACAGCAGAGCAAAAAATACCAAAACAAAATATGCTCGCTTATTTTCTAAACTTATATACTGCCCTTATTGCGAGCATAATCTTTCTTTCCACACCAGGCATTGGAAGAATAAAAAAGAAATCACATTTTATTATATTTGCGAAAAGATAAGCCGTGAAAGTAAAGCATGTTCCCAATATGTGAATGAGTCAAAAATGGAAGATTTATTACTTTCCGCGATAGAAAAACTTGTAAACATTGATATTAAAAAAGATAATAAATTTAAAGAGAATAACATTGAAAAAGAGCTTAAACAGATTGACAGAAAGATCCGAAGATTAGTTGCCCTCTCAGAGAGAACTGGGAATGTGCAGGAAGTTGCACGGAGAATAAATGAACTCAAAAAACGTAGAGAAGAAATCTTAAAAACGCCTAAAAAAGAAAGGACAATTGATGCCAGGGAGATAAAGAGAATTATCAACAACATTACAAATGTTTATCAATACATGAGCAGGGAAGAAAAAGCACATTTCTGGCACCTTGCTATTAATAGAATAATTGCATATCGGGATAAGTTTGTTATTGAATGGAATGGATTAGGAACAACTGAGGTTCCACGGGAATTTAATAACAAATCAAGTATCGGGAATGGTGGCGGCGGAAGGATTCGAACCTTCGACACTCCGGGTATGAGCCGGATGCTCTGA